CGCCCCGGGCACGTCGACCGATGCGACCTGGGCCGGCCCCCTGGCGCCCCTCACGCCGTTGGCCGCGGATTTCCTCGCGCTGCTGCGCCCGCAAACGATCCTCGGCAAGGTCGACACGTTCTTCCGCGTGCCCTTCAACGTGTCCGTCCCGGCGCAGACCGGCGGCGGGACGTATCAGTGGGTCGGCCAGGGCGCGCCCAAGCCGGTCGGCAAGCTGGCGTTCTCGACCATCACGCTCGCAATTCTCAAGTGCGCCGGGATCATCGTGATCACCGAAGAGCTCGCGCGCACCTCGACGCCGTCGGCCGAGGAAGTCATCCGGCGCGACATGATCGCCGGCATCGCCGCGTTCCTCGATACGCAGTTCATCGATCCCGCCCAGGCGCCGGTCGCGGGCGTGTCGCCCGGCTCGGTGACCAACGGCGTCACGCCGATCACCACCGCGGGCACGTCGCCGGCCAACGCGCGGACCGACATTCAGGCGCTCGCCAATGCGATGACGGCGGCCCTGATTCCGAGCGCCGGCGCGGTGCTGATCCTCTCGGAAACCAACGCGCTCGCGTTGACCAACGCGCTGAACCCGCTCGGGCAACCGCTGTTCCCCGGCATGGCGCAGGGCGGCGGGATGATCATGGGCTACAAGGCGATCGCGTCGCAGTCGGCCGGCACCACGGTCGCCCTGGTCCAGCCGAGCGCGATCCTCTATGCCGATGACGGTGGCGTGACCATCGACGTGTCGCGTGAAGCGTCGCTGCAGATGGATTCGGTCCTCGACAATCCGCTGCTCGCCACGTCGATCCTGACCTCCCTGTGGCAGAACAATCTCGTCGGCCTGCGCGCCGAGCGGTTCATCAACTGGAAGAAGGCGCGCGCCGGCGTCGTGCAATACACGGCCGCGACCTACACGGCGTAACCATGCAGGTGACCATGACGGTCCGGCGTGACGGGTACTGGGACGGCCAGTACCCGCGCGCCGGCGACACGATCACGGTCGACGCGAACCACGTCGAGCAGCTCGAGCTCGCCGGGTTTGCGACGCGCCAGGCCGCGGACCCGGCGCCGCGCCCCGCGAAAGGATCGAAACATGGCCGGTGACTCGCTCGACGTCGTCGCGCGGACGTATCACACCGAGAACGGCGTCGAACACCTCGAGGGCGAGACCTACGCCGTGACCGATCGCGCGCTCGCGGAAACGCTGCGCGGGATCGGGTTCGTCTCGATCGACGGCTGGACGGACGCCGAGGCCGGCGGCGGCACCGCGCCGACCGTGACGAGTCTGGTGCCGGCGAGCGTGGCCCTCGGGGCGCCGAATTTTACGCTACACGTGCACGGCACCGGGATCGGCGCCGGCGCGGTGATCATGTTCGCCGGGAAAGACGAACCGACGACGGTCGTGTCGGACACCGAGGTCACCACTGGCGTCGACATGAGCGTCTGGGTCGGGCCGGACCCAGCCGTGCCGGTGGCGGTGCGCAGCGCCGAGGGCGCGGTCAGTAACCCGCTCTCGTTTGCGTTCACCGCGGCCCGCTGATGGCGACGGTCCGGCTGCAGCTGTTCGGGCGCGGGCTCGAGCTCACGGCCAAAACCCTGACGGCGCCGTACAGTCCCGGCGCGGTCACCGGCGGCGGCTGGTATCCGCTCGTCGTCCGCGAACCCTACGCCGGCGCCTGGCAGGTCAACGTCGAAGGGCGCCGCGACCAGGTCCTGCAATATGCGCCCGTGTTCGCGTGCGTCACCCTCATCGCCCAGGACGTCGGCAAGTTGACCTTGCGCCTGGTCGAGGAGAACGACGACGACATGTGGGAGGAGACGAGCTCGCCGGCGTTCTCGCCCGTCCTCCGCAAACCGAACCGCTACCAGACGACGACCAAATTCGTCGAGCAGTGGATTACCTCGAAATTGATGTGGGGGAACGCCTATATCCTGAAAGAGCGCGACGCGCGCGGGGTCGTCACCGCGCTGTACGTGCTCGACCCGCTGCGCACGACGCCCCTCATCGCGCCCGATGGCGGCGTGTACTACCAGCTGCAACACGACAACCTCTCCGGCAGCCTGGCGCTGGCGCGCGAACCCGCCGACAAATTCATCCTGCCGGCGAGCGAAATCATTCACGACCGGATGGTCTGTTTGTTTCATCCGCTGGTCGGGATGTCGCCGATCTACGCCTGCGCCACCGCGGCGCTGCAAGGGCTCGCGATTCAGGCCACCTCGAGCGCGTTTTTCACCAATGGCAGCCGGCCGAGCGGCTTGATCACGGCGCCGGCCGGCATGACCCCCGAGCAGCTCGCCCAGGCCAAGACCGACTGGGAAACCTTCAACGGCCCGGGGAACGCCGGCCGCGTCGCCGTGATCACCGCCGATATCAAGTACACGCAGCTCTCGATGAACGCGGTCGACGCGCAACTGATCCAGCAACTCGGGTGGACCGCCGGGACGATCTGCAGCGTGTTCCACGTGCCGTCGTTCCTGATTGGCGTCGGCGAACTGCCGCGGGGCGTGTCGCTCGAGTCGCTGTGGCAGATGTATCACTCGCTGTGTCTGCAGTCGCTGATCACCAACTTCGAGAACGCCCTCGACGAGGGCCTCGGCCTGACGACCGCGACCGCCGGCACGCAGTACGGCACCGAGCTCGACATCGACGATTTGATCTGGATGGACAACTCGACGAAGACGAAGGCGGCGGCGGATGCGATCGGGGCGGGCGCCATGTCGCCGGATGAAGCGCGCGAGCGGTACTTCGGCCTCGGCCCCGTCGAGGGCGGCGACACGCCGTACATGCAGCAGCAAATGTTTTCGCTCAAGGCGCTGGCGCAGCGCGACAAGAACGATCCCTTTAGCAAGCCGGCGCCGGCGCCGATGGCCGCGCCTGCTGGCGCCGGCCAGGTGGCGCCCGACCAGGTCGCCGCGAATGTCCAGCACCTGCTGACCAAAGAACTCGAGCTGGCGGCATGACGCACGACGAGCTCGTGGCCATTGTCCAGGGGATCGCGCCGGTCGTGCGTGACTACGTCAAGACCGCGCTCGCCGACGTGCATACGCGCGTGCAGGTGCTCGACGGGCAGCTCGCGGGCCTCGTCACCACCACCACCGAGATCGGCACCATGCGCGAACGCCTGGCCGTGCTCGAGACGCGCGCGCCGGTGCCCGGCCCCACGGGCCCGGCCGGCCAGAACGGATCGGATGGCCTCGGGGTCGATGACCTCGCGATCGAACAGGTCGACGACGCGACCGTCCGGGTGAAAGCCACCCACGGCGACACCGTCAAGGTGATCGGCACGGTGCGCTTTCCGGTCGCGCGGGTGACCGGCGATTATGAGCCGGGGCGCGAGTACCTGCCGGGCGATCTGGTACGCCACAAAAACGCGATCTGGCATTGCCGCGTGGCGACGACCGTCGCGCCGGGCGCCACCACGTACGACGCGACCGGCAAACCGGCCGGCCCGCAGGGCAAAGACTTTTGGACGCTCCTCCTGCGGGACGGCAAACGGGTATGAGCACGCTCGTGACGCTGGATCAGGTTAAGGCCCGGCTGCGGATCACGTCGACCGCCGATGACGTCGACGTGCAGGCGATGGCCGACCAGGCCGAGGCGCACATTGTCGGCTGGTGCAGTACGACGCCGCGCGCGAAGGCCGTCGCCGACACCTGGGTCGATGCGGCGACCGCGCCGTTGGTGGTCGTGGCCGCGATTCTGGTGCAGGCCGGCGAGCTCTATCGGTTCCGCGGCGATGAACCGGCCGGGCCGCCGCGCGAGGCCGGCGAGGAGCTCGGCGTCCAGGTCCGCGAACTGCTGCGCGCGTATCACGACCCGGGGATCGCATGAGTCCCGCCGCCACGCCCTATATCGCGAGTGGCCAACGGCTGCACCAGGGTCTGTTCCAGAAGCCCGGCCCGCCCGTGCCCGACGGGACCGGGTGGGTCGAGTCGTGGATCGATCTGCCGCCGGCCGAATTTGCGCGCATCACGCCGGCGTCGCAGGCCTCGCTCGAGCAGATCACCGCCGGCACGGTGCTGTCGATGGCGACGCATATCGTGACCGTGCC